GGTTCGAGTCCGGCTTTGGGCACCAAATTATGAAAAAAACTTGCAAGATATTACAAAAAATACTATAATAGCTTTATATTGAAACTGGGCCTTTAGCTTAATGGTAAAGCAATCGACTCATAATCGACAGAGTGTAAGTTCAATTCTTACAGGGCCCACCAAAATTCGGGAGAATAGATGATAGATTTGAGGATTATTTTAGATTGTGAGACAAACAAGCAATATCTACAATATAGAGAACTGGTTGGAAGTAAGGAAGCTGACGCCCGCATTAAATGGTGTACAGTTCCAATAGTTCTAGGTTCTAAGCCTAATGACATCGGTGATCCGGTATATGCAACTACTACGGATTTAACATGAAGAGTTCACAAGCAGGTTTTAAAGTTCCTAGTCTAGTAATAGATAGGGATACCGCGGACAGCATTACTGAGGCTAATCTAAAAGATGTTTATGGTGTTTTGGTTAAAGAAGTTAAGATATGGAACAAGATCAAAAAGACAAAACATCACCAACAGGAAGAATTGGATTATTATATTGCTATGAGAGATCATGTTAAAGCAGTTTTGGGTTATTTTGGAGTCGAGGTATGAGACATGACTCCTGAAAAAACTGAAAAACTTGTTTACAATTACCCCAAAATTTTCACTGTGATGACAAATCTAGGGGATCCGCCGCATTTTCCCATAAGTTTATTTAGCTTTGAATGTGGTGATGGTTGGTTCAATATTATTGATCAGTTCTGCCGTCAGGCTCAATGGCACATTGATCAAAAGATTGAGCGCAATCAACGTAACAAAGAATACATAGATATGGTATCTGCGGCACGTGCTGGAGACTTCACCAAGTTTAATAATTATTTCGATTGGTGTCTAGATAAGTCAGAACAGTTGGAAAACTATCGAAAAGAAGTTCTTGAAGAAGAAATTCTTGATTGGCGTAAGGCAGAAGATGAAATTCCACAAATCATTGCCACTCAAGTTAAAGAAAAGTTCGGCACACTTCGTTTTTATTATGATGGCGGTGATGATTTTATTCGCGGTCTGTCAACAATGGCAGAATCAATGTCTGCTGTAACTTGTGAAGTATGCGGCAATCCTGGCAAAACTATTGGTGGTGGTTGGGTTCGTACTCTTTGTAGAACACACGCCGAAGAAGAACATAAAGAATGGATTGAGGATGATGAAGTTTTGGAGGATAATGATGAGTAAACATATCGACTTAAATAAGATTCCGGATCCTAAATTGCATCAATTAATTAGTTTTATTAAAAGTGGGCTGCGTATTGGTGCTGGCACTACCCTAATTCAAGGCATGTTGGCGTCAGCCGGCGTGTTACTTATTTTAGCAGAAATATTAGGTGTAGTAGAAGAACTAGTATGAGTGATCCATACCAAGAAGGATTTAAGCAAGGAAAACTAAGCCTTAAAACAACTAGTATGGGAAGAGTTAACCCATATTTAAATCCTCGTCCATACAAGGGTGACTATGCAAACTTCTTAGCATGGAATAAGGGGTACGATGATGCTGTAGCTAAAGGAACCGCAGTTCCTGAAAAGAAGGCGAAAAAGAAAGCTACGGTAAAAAAGAAATGAGCGATAATGATAAATTATGGCAAGTATTAACTAGATTGCCCTCTGATTATAAAGACTATGGTGGAGAAGTTGAACGATGGAAGGAGGTTGAAGGATACTATCCAGACTGTAGCTGTGGATGTATTTTTTGGAAACCATTGCACGATACAGAAAATAACAAAGAAGATTTTGATTGGGGCGTATGCGTCAATCCAAATGGCCCCCGAAAGGGATTATTGACATGGGAACACCAAGCTGGTGTAGGATGTTTTAAATGAACAGATATTTTATGATTAGTTACAAGGATCCAAGCGATCCCGCATTTCCTGCTCAAGATATGCAGCCATGTTCGACTCTAGAACAGGCTGAACGAAAAATAGCTGAGATGAAGGCTATTGGCCCACATAAAGAACTGGAATACTTTATAGAAGAACGAACATATCAGATTGCAGTTTAAAGAAAATTTAGGAATAAAGTAATGGCGGAATACACACCAGATTCATGGGTCATTGTTGAAATGACTTATAAAGGAAAGAAAGTACAAAAGGTACTAGCAGGGTGGTACGGTGGTTATCTTGGTGCTGACACATGGCGATTGAGTAGCGGCATTACTGTAGAAGTAGATAGCGGAGACTATTACGACTTTCACAATGAAAGCGGTAGTGTATACCATTGTAGCAAAAATACTCAACGATTTACTACATTAATGAGTAGTATGTTTGCCAATTGGCAAAAACAGATTACTGAAGATACTAATATTGAACACATACCATATGGAGAGAAAAAATGATTAAGGACGACGATTTACAAGAAGCTTATGATGCTTATACAAATTTAACTGCTGCACTGTTAGAAGAATTTTCACCAGTGGCGTTAGCCGGTGTTATGGCAGTACAAGCACTTAGCTTGTATAAGACTGTGCTAGAACCAAATGAGTACGAAAGCATGGTAAATACTCTGTATGAATCAAGAGATCGGGTCAAAGTCATAAAAAGACCCAGTTTGCAATAGAACTGTAATATTGCAGTATTAAATACTAATATGAAAAAATATAAAACAATATGCATTTCAGACGTACATTTGGGTACCCGCGGATGTAAAGCAGAATTGCTTTGTGATTTTCTAAAAAATAATACCTCAGAAAATCTATTTTTAGTGGGTGATATTATTGACGGTTGGAGATTAGAGCGTAGCTTTTACTGGCCGCAATCTCATACTAATGTTATACGCAGAATCTTAACAGCAGCCAAACGAGATACTAATGTTATGTATATCGTTGGTAACCATGATGAAGCATTAAGAAAGTTCTTAAAGTTTGATATCACTATTGGAAACATTTTAATAGAAAATCAGCATATGTATACTGGAATAGATGGCAAGCAGTATCTAATTGTTCACGGTGATATGTTTGATACTGCTATTCGCAACAAACTAAAATGGATATATCATTTGGGTGATTTTCTATATGATATATTACTTAAATTAAATGTATTTGTTAATTTCTTTAGAAAGATGTTTGGTCTCAAGTACTGGAGCCTAAGCAAATACCTTAAAGGTGTAACTAAAGAAGCAGTAGCTTATATGTCAGACTTTGAAGAATTGATTACTGATTACTGTAAAAAGCGAGATGCTCAGGGTATCATTTGCGGCCATATTCATAAAGCTGACATCAAAGATATGAATGGTATTACTTATATGAATGATGGTGATTGGGTAGAAAGTTGCACGGCGTTAGTTGAACACTATGACGGCCGTTGGGAGATTATTCATTGCTTATAAAAAAGAAAATTGTAATCATTACCGATGCTTGGTATCCCCAAATCAATGGCGTGGTTACCACCTATACTAATCTCATACAAAATATTGATCGTGAAATGTATGAAGTAGAAGTTATCGAACCTTCACAGTTTTACAGAATACCCTTCCCTTTCTATAAAGAAATACAACTATCATTTTGTACTAGGTCGCAAATGAAAAATATTTTAAAAGGGTTGGATCCGGTATATCGATATCATATTGCTACTGAAGGCCCATTGGGCATAGCGGCAAAGTGTGTACTAGAAGATATGAAGGTAGATTATACTACCGCATATCATACAAAATTCCCCGATTACTTAAAAAAGATGTTCTTTTTTCCTAGACGTTTAACTCAACGATATATTGATTGGTTTCATAAAAAGTCACGATTTGTTTTTGTACCTTCGCAGTCTGTGGCAGAAGAAAATCCAAATTGGAATACAAAGATTCTTAGTAAGGGATACCATAAAGTATTTTATCCAGCCATTAAAAAATCTAATGAAACTAAAACGTTGCTTTATGTGGGCAGAGTAAGCAGAGAAAAAAACATTGAAGATTTTTGTAATATTTATATCCCAAACACACATAAAGTGGTAGTTGGTAACGGACCTGCAATAAAACGATTGAAAAAACTTTATCCAAATATAGAGTTTGTAGGTTATAAATTTGGAAAAGATTTAGCAGAGTATTATCAAGATGCAGATGTGTTTGTTTTCCCAAGTAAAACGGATACTTTTGGTATAGTTATATTAGAAGCTATGGCGTGCGGGACTCCAGTAGCAGCTTACCCAGTTACTGGTCCTAAAGATCAGATCATCAACGGCGTAAATGGATATACTAATTATAGTTTATCAAATGCAGTACTAAAATGTTTTGCATTAGAGCGACATCTAGTATATAATACAGTTAAAGATGTTTCTTGGAAACTAACCACAGACAAATTTATACAGGCTATTGAGGAATAAAAATGACGCATATTAACGTTGGCAGGCAAGCATATCTACAAGAACTTAGTAATAATATACACGCAAAAAATAAACCAAATATTTTACCTGTCGCATTATCACATACTGGATATAACTTTGGAGACTTGAGGGATCTTGGTTGGGCAGAATATCACACCCAAGAAGTTTCTACATCTACAGAAAATATATGGTGGACTTACACCGGACCCAATTCAATTATGTGCAATGGAGAAGAGTTGAATACCGGAGACAGTACTGATCCAGTAGAACAAGATGATGATTCTGATGAGGATATAAAGTAATTATGAAAGTAAAATTAATATCGTATTCTAAACCTGTAGTTGAGGGCATTGATACTCCAACTGATTTAGTAGCATTTTGTGCCAGAGTGTCTAATCCTAACAATCAATTTAATAATGACACCGCAGAAAAGTTAATCAAGTATTTGATTGATAATCAACATTGGTCCCCGTTAGAAATGTGTCACGCCACATTAGAAATTGAAACTACCCGAGATATCGCTAGACAGATTTTACGCCATCGTAGCTTTAGTTTTCAAGAATTCTCTCAGCGTTATGCCGATCCAACTAAGGAATTACAGTTTGTGACTAGGGGCGCAAGATTGCAAGATCCAAAGAATCGTCAAAATAGTATTACTGTAAATGACCAAACTTTGCAAGATCATTGGGATATGAAACAAAAAGCTATTATTGCGGCCGCCAAAGAAACTTATCAGTGGGCCATAAATAATGGTATTGCCAAAGAACAAGCAAGAACCGTATTACCTGAAGGCCTTACCCTATCACGCTTGTATATGGCCGGTTCTCTTAGGTCTTGGATTCATTATATTCAGTTGCGTAGTTCAAACGGTACGCAATTAGAACACATGCACATTGCCAAAGAATGTGCTAAAGTTATAGCCGAGATATTCCCACTTTCTGAATCTTTTGCAATAAATCGGTAATTTTTAATAATTATCTTTTTTACAGCCTGCAGAATCATAAATATAGTACAATCCATAGAGTTACATCTGTGGATTGTTCATAAAGGAGAAAATGTAATGAAGAAATTGTTAATCGTATTGGCCTGCACTTTGTTGAGCAGCGCCGCTTTAGCTGATGGTGTATCTTTAGAAGCCCGATTCGGAGATGTTTCACACAGCTTGGCACAGGGTAAAGTAGATTCTACAGAATATGATCTTGCCGTATCACATGATTTGGTAGGTGGATTAACTGCCGGAGTCGAACTACAAGATCGTCAAGCACAGGGTACTGTAACAGGTATCGCTGCTGCTAATCTTGGTCTTGGCTTTTCGGTTATTGGCTTAAGTGTTAAGCCATACGGAGAAGTTGGACGTGAAAGTGTAGAATCTGCAGCCACTAATTTTTGGGGCGCAGGCGTAAATGCTTCTTATCCAATTGTTGGTCCTCTTTCAGTTGAGGCAGGATATCGTCATCGCGCAGCCTTTAACGATACTACTCTTATGAAGGAAGATCGCGTAAGCGGCGGACTTGCATTGGCCCTTACTAAGAAAGATGCGCTTGCTTTAAGCTATCAGCACTACACAGGTACATTGGTCCAAGACGTAGTAGGAGTCTCTTTGAGACATTCTTTCTGATTTGATATATTAGTGAATAACCTTCTTAGTAAGTTTAAGAAGGCGTGATTAATAGAGCCGACAAAACGTAATCTTGTCCCCGCATAGGGTAAGCGGGTTTTCTTTTCAATATCAAACAATCAATAATATTAAGGAAAGTTGGCAGAGTGGTCTAATGCGTTCGCCTTGAAAGCGAAAGAGTGTAACAGCTCCGAGGGTTCGAATCCTTCACTTTCCGCCAATGTAATATAAGTTAAATCTTTATTTTTAAATGCTCATATAAATAAGTGCATATCATGCCTAATAAAATTTTATTTATCCTAAAAAGAAAAGAGGATTACGATCATCACAAACATAGCTCCAAAGGATTGAGTACAGGGCTATACAATTCAGCTAGTTTCGTAAACGATATGCTTAATGATTTAAGTATAGATTCATCATTGGAAATAGCAATTGATAATAATTGCATAGACCGACTAGTAACTAAACACAAGCCAACTCATGTTATTATCGAAGCACTTTGGGTAGTACCTAGCAAATTTGAGGTACTAACTAGATTACATCCTAACGTAAAATGGATTATACGCTTGCACAGTGAAATGCCATTTATGGCAATGGAAGGTATGGCGTTAGATTGGTTAGGGGATTATATCACTTATCCACAAATAGATATTTCTTGTAATGCACCAAGAATGTTAGAAGATGTTAGAACATTTTTGAAAGTTAAAACAGATACGTCTATTAAAAAAATACAAAAACGTGTTTTCTATCTACCTAATTATTATCCACAAGATTATAAAAAGAAGATCCTAACTAAGCACAAGCAACACATAGATATTGCTTGTTTTGGAGCTATTCGACCATTGAAGAATCAAATGCTTCAGGCTATCGCTGCTCTTAAATTTGCCGGTAAGATAGGTAAAAAATTGCACTTTCATATTAATGGAGATAGAATTGAAGGATTTGCAAGTCCGGTGTTGTCTAATCTTAAGGGAATGTTCCAGCAGTTAGTAGATCAAGATCATCAGTTAATACTGCACAATTGGGTTGTTAGAGAAGAATTTCTTAAGATTTGTGCTGATATGGATATTGGTATGCAATGTAATTTTTCAGAAACTTTTAATATAGTAAGTGCAGATTTAATTAGCCAGGGTGTCCCTATAATAGGATCTAGTGAAATTCCTTGGAGTACATTTTTATTCAATGCCGATCCTACAAGTGCAGATAGTATGTGTGATGCATTAGAAAGAACATATGCGTATTATAAAATTAACGTATGTAGAAACCAGTATAATCTAACTAAATATACAAACAAGACTGCGGATATTTGGTTAACATATTTTATAGGACAACAACATGGCAAGTTTTAAAGTTAGAGTTTATATTTGGGAAAATGGAAATTTAAGCGTAGCAGACTACTTTTTTCATACCCAAACTGAAGCAATGACATTCATAGATACTACTACGGGTGACGCTTTTAAGATTTTTGACTCTTTTGGGCACGTAATCCATGAACGAAAAAAACATCACCACCATCACCACCACCACCATCATCATCACCATTATAGTTGATATCTTAGTAGCTACTTGATATACTACTGATCTGTTTAGCAATTCTTTAAATATTTTTGTTTTTGGACCCGTCGTCTAACGGTTAGGACATGAAAAATCAACCTTTAGTATAAATACTTTTAAGGAGTGTTGTATTATGGGAGGATATCGTGAACGATCCGGTAGGAGTAAATCGGGATATTATAAAGGTATATATTGCGGGTCAACCTACGAGTTGTGCTGGGCAATCTATCATCTAGATCATAACATACCTTTTACTAGGTTTCCTGGTAAACTAGAGTATAATGGTATAATATATTATCCCGATTTTTTATTAGACGACGGAAAAACTATCATTGAAACGAAAGGATATGAATCTCAAGACTCTGTAAATAAAAAAACAGAAGTAGCAAAAAGATTAGGATATACTGTAAAAGTGCTACGAAAGGTAGACTTAGAGTTCACCTTTGAATACGTTAAACATAAGTACGGTACATCTAAGTTTCATACTTTATATGACGAATATAAACCTAAATTTTCATATACTTGTACAGAATGCAACGCAGTGTATCATTCTGAAAAAGTGTTAAAAACAGACACAAATTTTTGTAATAGAAGTTGTGCTGGAAAATATAGAAAAAAGTTTCGCAAATACAATTTGCTAAATGTAGAAAGCAAAAGGTATAAAAGAAGGCTTGACAAACAAACTGCTTTAGAGATATACTACAAAAATGATAAATCATTGCAGGACTTAGCAGAAGAGTATAACCTTAGTAAGAATGCAATATGGTTTCTTAAAAATAAGAAATCTTATAAATGGATTCATGAATGAGGACCCTTAGATAACGTTGGTTATATCACCACCCTTTCAAGGTGGAGTAACGGGATCGTCACCCGTAGGGTCTGCCAATTCGAAGAAGTTTTTGGGTTCGTAACTTAAAAGTAAAGTAACTGGCTTTTTAACCAGTAAAAGAAGGAGCATTACCTTCCGAGCCTACCAAATACGGCCTCGTAGCTCAGTCTGGATAGAGCAGTGGATTTCTACTCCACTTGTCGCAGGTTCGAATCCTGCCGAGGTCGCCAATTTAAAAAATCAGTACTGTTGTCAATAAGTAAATACTTCATAAGACGATTTATTGACAGTATAATGCGGGCGTAGCTCAGTTGGTAAAACGAAACTTTGCATAAATAGAATAAAGGAGAAAAACTTTGTTCTATTATGTATACAAGATAACAAATAAAATTAATAACAAATTTTATATAGGAATGCATCAGACCACTAATATTAATGATGGATATATGGGTTCAGGGAAAAGATTGCACTCAGCATATAAAAAATATGGTATTGAAAATTTTGAGAAAGAAATTCTATATATCTTTGATAATGAAAAAGATATGAGAGATAAAGAAAAAGAACTAGTAGTTATTTCAGAAATGAGTTATAATTTGTGCGATGGTGGTAAAGGTGGGTTCGGGTATATTAACAGAACAGGTCTGAATTTGAGGACAGGTGCAATTCTTTCAGATGAATCAAAAAAGAAAATATCTGATAGTAGAAAAGCCGCAGTAACTGAAGAAGCACGTAAAAAACAATCTGAACTAATGAAAGGTAATAAATTAGGAACTAATGCTAAAGGAAAATCTAAAGTTAGAACTCCTGAACATAATGAAAAAATTAGAAAAGCCATTAAAGAATGGCATGCTAGTCGTAAGCAGGATTAATTCAGTGGTAGAATGTTTCGTTGCCAACGAAAATGTCATCGGTTCGAGCCCGATATCCTGCTCCAATTCTAGTATAAATACTAGATGCGATTTAATGAATTCAATAATGCTTCTTTATTTGAAATAGGTGCAAAGCCCGAACCTTACGAACCTCATCCAAGAAGAAAACGTACTACTTTTTATGCTATGGTAGATGGACATAAAGTAGAAGTTAGTTTTATTAACGGAATGGTAGGTGATTTGCAAATAATTTATGCAGTTGATGATTACTATAACCGACCATCAGATATACCTAAAATTCCTTTAAGTACTAGTATAAGAATACTTAGCACAGTGCGCGACATTATAAAACGTGAGCTACCTAAATCTGTAAAAGCCAAACATCTATCCCCAAATACAGTCAGCTTTACAGGAGAAGGAGACTCAAGACATAAGTTTTATGCACATCATGTGGTACCTTTGATTTCTGAAATTTTACCAAATTGGTATTTTATGACTAAACCAGCGGTGATTATACCAGGAAAAAGTGTATACAGATGGGACAAAATTCAACTTTATCCCCCTGAATATTACGCCCCTCTGTAAGTTATTGATTTTATTAGGATTAAAAAAGTTGAATTTTGGGTTAATACTGCTATAATAGATAGTATGAAAACTCGCAAACGTCGGTCGGATCGCAATCACGTTATCTATCAAATCGTGAATCAACGCACCGGTGCCAAATATATTGGTCTGACCGCCTTAGCATTTGCCGGTTCGGTTGAGCGCACGATCAAGCGCCGTTTTCAAAAGCATGTACAACGTGCTATGACTGAGACCAAAGACTGGGGCCTCTGTCGTGCTATTCGCAAGTATGGTCAGGAAAAGTTCACGATCTCTATGCTACAGGTTGTCAGGGGCAAGGCAGAAGCGCATCAGCGTGAGACAGCACTTATTAAACAGATTAACCCCAAACTTAACACCTTTAAGTAAATACCCAAAATGCATGATATAGTGATAAAAGAGTGTTAATATAATATCTATGAATAACAATTCTTGGACCGCAGAAGTAAAGGAAGACCCTAAAACGGGTGAGTATCTCTTAGAATTTCCTCCCGAAATACTTGTAGAAGTAGATTGGAAGGAAGGGGATACCCTTGATTGGAAAGACAACAAAGACGGAAGTTTCACCCTTACCAAAGTAGAAGAAAAGCAGTGGGTACTTGTTGAAGCGATCAGTACATTCCGCACTCGATATATGGTCGAAGTGCCAGTTGGCATCGACGATTACGGAAATGATAAAACTACTTGGGCGCTTGATACGGTGACTATAGAAAATGCTAAGGAATTTAGTCAGCTACATCTTGGCGAGCATATTGTTAGTCACCGTGTAATAACTAAAGAAGAAGGGTTAACTCTTTGTGATCAGGATAATGATTACTTTGCTAATCATTCGGAAAAGAATAAGATTGACACGTTTTTTACTAAATGGGAAGAGCATAAGTAATTACTTGGTATGAGCAAGAAACCTTCTAAGATTAAGAGTCAGCAGCCTAAGGCGTTTCGCCCGCTGTTTTATGGCGACACCCCTCAACAGCATAAGACGGCTGTACCCAAGACCGACTACAGGCGTAAACCAAAAAATAATCGTTGGGAAGATTGGTCCGATGAATGAAGCCGATAACACTTTTAGAGTACTAAAAGAGCAAACACTCTTGGTTACCAGTCGGTGGTGCAAA